GCAGTGGAGTACGGTACCAGGGCTGTACCACCCGGGCCGAGAATGCCGCCTACCGGTGCGGGCAGTGTCGCGTTTTCAGTCGAGGTGTTGACGATGAAGGTACCGGCCACGTGGTGCTCCTGGTGCGGGGGGCTGCTGGGGGAGCGTAGCGTTTCGGGGCATCGGGTGGTAGCTTCCCGAGAACTTCCCACCAGGAGCATTGCACCATGGCCGGTACGTCGATCCAGAACCTGTCCACCGAAGATCTCGCGCTGCCGTTCCCGCTGGCGGGGGTACTGACCCCGGGGCAGGAGGTCATCCTCAACGCCACGCCGACCATTCTGGCCGCGTTCGGGATCGCGGCGGGGATTGGTACACTGCGTGTGCAGCTGCTGACCCAGCCCAGCGGAGCAGCGTACACCGGGCCGTACTCCACGGCGTACCAGGGCAGCCTGAACGCGAACGGCACGATCACCGTGGCTGGCGCGCCGAACAGCGACTACGGCGACGGGTCCGACGGCGTCATCGTGGCGGACGGCACCACGACCATCGCAGCACTGGGCAGCGCGCCATCAGGCAATGCCTACACGCTGACGCGCGATGTTTTTGCCGCGGCGCTCACCGTGAACAGCGGTGTCACCATCAAGACGGCCGGATTCCGAATCTTCGTTCAAGGTGTGCTGCTGCTTGCGGGCAGCACGTCGGTCGTCAGCAATGACGGCGCCGCGGCAGCCGCCGGTGTGGCGGGCGCGGCCAGCGCGGCACAGACGCTGGGCGGCAGCTTTGCGGGCGGCGCCGGTGGCACGGCCGGTGGTGCGGGTGCGGCCGGTACCAACGCCACGACCAGCGGCGGCGGCACGGGCGGCGCCGGTGGTGCGGCCACGGCGGGCGGCGCCGGTGGTGCAGCTTCGACCGTTACGGCACCCACCGCGGCGCAGGGAGGGCTCCCCCGAGCTACGCCGTGGGCCACGCTGGGGCAGGTGCTCGGCAATGCCGGCCTCACGCTGGTCAAGGGCGGGGCCGGTGGGTCGGGTGGTGGTGCCGATGGTGCCAACGTCGGCGGCGGTGGTGGCGGCGGCGGGGGCATGCTGGTGATCTCGGCGCAGCAGATCACCAGTGCCGGGGCCATTCACGCCCGAGGTGGCGCGGGCGCGGCCGGTACTGCGGGCAATGCCGGTGGCGGTGGCGGCGGCGGTGGGGGTGTGCTCATCCTCGTCACGCACGCCATCACGGGCACGGGCACGGCCGACGCCAACGGCGGCGCACTGGGCGCCGGGGCCGGCACGGGCACGGCCGGTGCTGCGGGCGTGGCTGGTACGGTAGTGCAGCTGGTGGGGTAGGCTTCCCTCGCCAGTGTGTCGGGTGCTACGGTTGCCCGCATGAGCAACCGCAGCTCCGGCATCATCGACGTGCACACCACCGCAAGCTACCCCACCACGGCGCAGGTGATCTTCACGTTCGCGCCGCACTTCTACGTCATCACTGCCGAGGGTGGGGCGGCTACGTCAATTGTGTACAGCTTTGACGGGATCAACGACGCGGGCACGCTCACGGCTGGGGGCAACTACAGCTCGGGGGTCATGCCGATGCAAGGCGGCGCCCGGCAGAAGGTGTGGCTCAAGCGGGGTACGAACGTCGGCACCGAGTCCGCGCAAGTCGTCGCCTGGACGTAGGAGACTGATCTGTGAGCAGCGCCCTGCCGCAAGACCCGCCCGCCGGGCGTGAGATGGCCAACCAACTGGGCAGCGCCATCACGCGCCCCACGGCCGTGGCGCACAGCCCGCGCCAGCTCGAACTCGATCGGCGCTACGGGTACTTTCGCGGCACGTGCTACGACGGACGCACGCTCGACTGGAATGGCGACCCGCTGTACGACTCGAACGTCGGCATTGGGCGCGAGCGCGACATCCCGCCCGGGTACACCGACTCGACCGGCGCCACTACGCCGCTCCGGGCCCGGCGCCCCAGCGCGCCGTACTACCTGGCGCGCGTAGTCGTGAAGCGCTTCACGGGGCTGCTGTTCAGCAAGAACCACCACCCCAAGTTGCGCGTGTTCGGCGACGCCGACACCGAGGACTGGGTCGACGCCGCGGTCGAGGCCGGGCGCCTGTGGCCGCAGATGATCTCCGCGCGCGACATGGGCGGCAGCCAGGGCAGCGTTGCCGTCGGGTTCGAGATTGCCAACGGCGTGCCCGTGTTCGAGGTGTTCGACGCGCGGTACTGCACGCCCAAGTTCACCAACCGACTGAGCGGCGAACTCGCCTCGCTCGATCAGGTGTGGGCCATCAAGGAGTACGTCCGCGACCCGGACGATGGCCGCATGATCGAAGTGCAGCTGTGGTGCCGGCGGTACGTCGACAAGGAGACCGACACCCTGTGGCAGGGGGTGTTCGCCCCCGAGGGCGATGTGACCCAGATCGACTGGAACTCGGCCGAGGCGATGGCCCGCGCCACCGTGCGCGAGCACGGCTTTGGCGAGGTGCCGATCGAGTGGATCCAGAACGTGGTGGTCGAGGGCGAAGTCGACGGCGACTCGGACTGCCACGGCGCGTACGACCAGATCGAGCAGATCGACACGCTCACGTCGCAGGGCATCCGCGGCACGATCGCGAACTGCGATGCCACACTGGTCGTTGCTACCGATGATGAAGTGCCCCCCGACCTCGAGAAGGGGAGCGAGAAGTTCATCACGGTGAACAAGGGCGACCAGGTGATGTACCTGGAGATGGCAGGCAGCGGGTCGAAGCTCGCGTTCGAGCAGGCCGACAAGCTCGAGGAGAAAGTTCTCCGGCTGGTGCAGTGCGTGCTCGACCAGGGCGCGCGCCCCAGCGGCGCGGCGCGCACCGCCACCGAGGTCGAAAAGGACTACAGCTCCATGCACGAAAAGGGCGACGTACTGCGCGAGCAGTACGGCGAGCGCGGGGTGAAGCGCCTCGTGGCCAAGCTCATCCGCGCGGCGCAGCGCATGGCGAAGACAGTCCCCACGCGCGACGCGGACGGCAACCTCGCCCGTCCGACGATCATGCTCCCGCCGCGCGTGGTGACGCTGCCCGACGGCAAGGTGAAGCTCGTCGAGCGCAAGCTGGGCCCGGGCGGGGTGCTGTCGCTCCAGTGGCCGCCGTACGCCACGCCCACCCCGGCCGACGCAGAGGTGGCCGTGCGCACCGCGGGCAACGCCATGAGCATGAAGTTGGTCGACCACGAGCACGCCGCCCAGATGGTGGCGCCGTACTTCCAGGTGGAGGACGTGAAGCCCATGCTCCAGGCCATGGACAAGGCCGACAGGGCCGCCGAGGACCTGTACACGCAGCAGACGCTGAGCGCCGCAGCCCCCACGGGCGACGCCGGCCCATCCGACCTGAGCGCCCTGATGGACGACGGGCTCGTCACGGTGGACGAGCTGCGCGCCAGCAAGGGGCTTGGCCCCCTGGCCCAGGACGGCGACCTGACCGTGCCCCAGTTCAAGGCGAAGTACGCTCAGACGTTCGCGCGCGTCACCATGGCGGCGAACGAGATCGGCGCCGAGAAGCTGCTCGGCATGGGCGACGACGGCGACTCGGTTGCTTCGGCAGCCGAGTAGCGCACAACATCCGGGCATGGCGACGCGGGTCATCCTCGGTGGGCGCACGGCGTGGGGCAACGGCGAGTGGTGGCGCCACACGCGCCAAGCGCAGGCCACTGCCAGGCGCAAGCGCGCGGACGAGGCGTTCCGCCAGGAGTTGGAGGACAACCCGCCGCCGCTCACCGTGCCCGCGGTGGAGCAGCCCGGGGTGCCGCGCGAGGACCGCCACGACGGGCTGACGTACCGGTTGGTGGCGCGGCTCGACCCGGCCGAGGGGTGGGTGGCCGCCAGCACGGTGATGGCCTGGTACGGCGTCGACTACGCGCGCGTGGTGGCGTGGGTGCGCGCCGGCATGCTTGACGCCGCCATGGAGCGCCACAGCCCAACGCGGCGCTACCGCGTGACCGACCCGGTCCGCTGCGCGGCCGAGGCCACCAAGCCCGCCCCGGACCCCACCGGGAAGCGCGGGCGGGGGAAGAAGAAGTGACCTTTACGCTCGCCGACATCCAGCGCATCCACGATCAACTGGGGCACGCGCGCGTGCATCACGAGATCGGGGAACTACTGGAGGCCAGTTTCTTTTTCAATGACGAGTACACCCCGCTCGCGCGCGCCGTGTGGGACGCCGAGTACAGTCTGATCGAGGTGCCCTGGCAGCGTCCGGGGTGGCCCGTGCTGTGCGGGCCGGAGTTCAACGGCGAGGAATCGCTGCCCGTTGGGCTGGAAGGCGGCTCGGGGCACGGCGACGGACTGTACGGGGAACTGGTGGTCGACCCGCGCAGCGGCGTGGGCGACTACGGCGACGGGGGTGGTCGGCGCGCGGGACCTGGGCTCGGATGGGGCAAGTGCTGGGAGTACGGGCAACACCAGTGGGACGGCGCCGGGAGCAGCTGCCCCCCGTGGGGCGATCCGGTCGACGGGGAAGACGTGGTGCGCCCGTGATCGTGTGCGTCGACTTCGACGGCACCATCGTCGAGCGCGACAGGATGCCGTTCCGCTTCTTGCCCGGCGCGGTCGACGGGCTGCGCGCGCTGAAGCGCGCCGGGCACGTGCTGGTGCTGTACAGCGCGCGGGCCAACCGCGCTGTGCGGTACAACCCCGAACTGGACCCGCTGGTGCGCGCTGGCATCCGCCCCGTGCCGTCGGACGAGGAATGGCCTAACGTGGCGGCGGCGCACGAGGCGCTGTACCGGCAGATGTGCCGGTTCGTGGCCGTGGCGCTGCCCGGGCTGTTCGACGCCATCGACGACGGCGAGGCCGGAAAGCCAATCTGCGACGTGCTGATCGACGACCGGAGCATCAACCCGGTGAGCGCGGGCGGCCCGTTCTCGAGCGGGTGGGCCATGGTGGCGCGCACGTACGGCGAACCCCCCCGATGACCGGCTACATTGCCCTCGCCCACGTAGTGCTCCAGGCAGAGTACGCCCTGATTGAGGTTCCCTGGATGATGGGGTCCAAGCCCGCTTGGGATCCAGAGGAGGATGCTCTGCCCGGGGACGGGGACGGGTACGGGTACGGGGACGGGGACGGGCACGGGTACGGGTACGGGTACGGGCACGGGGCTGACGTGGTGACTGGCGCGCAACTGTGCGCTAGGCTCGCCCCATGAGTTCCACGCGAGACAACGGCCAGCCGAATCGCGCGCAGCGCCGCGCCCCCAGGGCGATCCACGGCACTCGGCTCTTCAACGGGGAGAGCGCCGAGAGCATCCACGCGAAGTTCGGGTTCCCCCCGGGCAGCAAGTGCATGGGTTGCGGCAACCCGCCGGGCGTCGGGGGCATCACGCTGCGGTCGTTCCTCGCCGTGCCGGACCTGAAGCGGCTCGACCCGGATGGCTTCGGCATCGTCGCGGAGATGCACCCCGACAAGCTGGCCGCCATGCTGGTGATGATGCGCGGGGCCGACGGGAAGCCCGTGCCCCACGTGCGCATCTCCACCGTGTACGCGTGCAAGCGCTGCGCGCCCGACGCCGAGCGCGCTGCGGCCAAGGGGCCGAGCTACGCCATCGTCGACATCTCGCGTGGGCCCGGGCCCGACAAGCCCCAGTCGGGCTACACGTCTGTGGCCGACGCTGCCGTCGCGGAGACCGTGGCACGCGCCGTGGCCAACATGGGCAAGGACGGGGTGAGCTGATGTGGAGCGACAAGGCACGCGCGGCATCGGCCGCGGCACGCCGCAAGGGTGACAACACGATCGCCGCGCACAACGCCGCGGCCGACCTGCACATGCGCGCCGCTGGTGAGCACGCACCGGGTACGGACGCGCACCACCTGCACGTGTCGGAGGCGATGCGGCACAACCGCGCCAGCGTGAAGCTCCAGATGGCCGCGCGCGGTCCGTCGCCCCACCAGCTCTCGCCGGCGCAGCTACACGCGAACGCCGCCATCATGCACGGCGGCCCACCGTCGCAGCACATCGTGCACGCCACGCCGCACGGCACGTCCGGCAGCGTCACCCCGCACGATCATGCCATGGCCGGGGCGCACGCGGGCAAGCAGCACGGACTGGCCGCCATGATGGCGTCGAATGAAGTGAATCGCCGCGCGAGCGTGCCGAAGGGGCGCGTCGGGGGCCGGACCAAGGCTGAAGCGACGCAGGCTACGCTGCACCAGGAGGTCACCACGCGGCGCGCGGGCGGTCAGCACTGGGCCGAACCGCGAGACTCGATGGCGCACGTGGCGATCACCCCGCCGCACGACTACACGGGGCGCACCCCGGCGGCGCCGAACTCGCTGGCGAGTCTCCCCCCGCTGCGACGCCGGTAGCGCACCGTGGGCAAGGCACTCGCGCGCGTGGTGCAGGCCGACCGCCGCAAGGACAAGGGCGGCAAGGCCGACGTGCTGCCCGTGCAGGAGCGCGCAGCCCTGCGTGCCATCCGGCGCGAGGCGCGCGCCGCCGGGTCGTACCTTGCCAGCGGGGGCAAGGGCGGGGGCAGCCCGAGCTTCGTCCTCGGGATCTTCCGCAGGGACGAATGGCGCTGCAAGAAGTGCGGCGAGCTGGGGTCGAAAGAAGAGAACGGCGGCCTGGGGCTGCACCACGTGGGCGGCATCGTGTCATCCCCGCGCGTGTCGCGCCTGGGGCACAAGTGGGTGCGCGCCAACGTGATCGCCTGCTGTGACCGATGTCACGATCTCATGCACGAAGAAGCCCGGGCCGAAGGAATCGATTCGAGTCAGGTGCAGCCTGAAGGCGACAAGGAGTAGCTATGTGGAGTGACAAGGCACGGGCGGCATCGGCCGCGGCACGGCGCAAGGGCACACCGGAAGCCCATGCGGCTGCGGCTGAAGCGCACCGTATGGCACAGGGCGAAGCCGCCCCCGGCACCGCTGCCCACATCGAGCACGGTGCCATGATGCGCGGGCACCTCGCGCGCGCCGGTGGTGCTGGTGGGGCTGCCGTACGGGGGCAGGTCATGGTGTTGCACCACGAGGCCAGCACTGGCGCGCATGCAGCTGCGCGCAGCGCACCGCCCGTGCTGCACGACCCCGCTGCGCTGCACCAGAAGTACGTACACGCCGGACTTGAACGGGAGTCGCCAGGGCGGGCCATGCTCAGCGGCGGCCCTGCTGTGCTGCGCGAACACCACCTTGCCACCGCTGCCATGCACGTTCGCATGGCGCAGTCGTCCGAGATGCTGTATGACCCGCACGAAGCCGCGGTGCATCGGGCCACTGCGGCCCGGCAGCGGCAGGCCGCTGCGCTGCATGGGCACGTGGAGGGGAGTGGCACCGATGGGTAACCTGGTACAGCTCGACGAGGGCGGGCGCATCGCACACCTGACGGGGCACACCGGCGCCAAGGAGATGGCGAGCACGTCGCGTGCGTACACGAACGCCGTGCTCGGCGGCACGGGCGGGGCCGCGGCCGAGCACGGCCGGCTGGCGCTGCACCACGGCAACGAGGCCACGCGCGCCATGACCGAGGGGCGCTTCGCTGACATGGCGCACCATCAGGGGTTGGCGCGTGAGCACGCGCGCGCCGTGTTGGGCAGTCGTCGGGGTGCGCGATGACGCCCCGCCGCGCGCGCTTGGCGACTTGGCTCATCACCCGGCGCTTTCGTGGTCAGCCCCCGGGCCGCCGTGCCGTGAAGCTCCTCGAGCCCAACGGCGACAGCATGGTGTGGGCGTTCGACGGCGACTCGATCGAGGTGTTCTACCGTGACGTGCGGCGCGACGCCGTGATCGTGCGCACGGCCGTCACCCCGGCCAACGCTGTGCGGCTGGCCAAGTTCATCCTGGCGTGGTGGGCGCGCGGGCTGTGGTGGGGGCTCAAGCTCCGGCTGTGGATGTGGGCGGTGCGCGTGCGCCGCGAGAATTCCGCGCCCGAACCGGTGCGCAGGGTGGAGCAGGTTCGCTTCCCCGTGAAAACGGCGTAGCCCGCGTGGCCCGCCCCGCAAAGCCCAGCCCGCGCGAGTACTCGCGCATCGCGCGCCTGCACGCCGCCACGGTCGACCGGGTGACCATCCGCGGCAGCGCCGTGCGGCTGAAGGCCCTGTACGAGCAGGCGCTCGACGAGCTGGCGCGCGACTCGCGGCGGTACTTTACCCGAGCACAGTGGACGGAGAGCTTCACGGCGCACCAGCACCGCATCGTCCTGGCCCAGCTGCGCGCCGGGGTGCGGCAACTGAGCATCCGCATGGGGCAGGACGTGACCGCCCACGCCCGCGATGCGGCGGCCGAGGGCGTGGCCACCACGCTGGCCAACATCCGCCGCCTGGAGGCGCACTACGGCGGCACCACGCCTGTGCTGAGCGTGGAGGAGGCCGCGCAGTTCGCCGGGGCGGGCGTGCCGGGGCGCGCCACGTCGCTCCTGCGCGACGCCACGGGCCACGGGCTGCTGCCCGACCGTGTGCAGACGTCCATGGCGCGGTACGGGGCGCACCTGGTGGGGGCGTTCGAGCAGGAGCTGGCCCTGTCCATGCTGCGGCAGGAGACCCTGGGCGACACGATCACCCGCATCCAGACGCGCGGCGGACTCGAGTGGTGGCAGGCTGAGCGCATCGCGCGCACCGAAACGGCCTGGGCCCTGAATCAGGGCAGTGCTGATGCCGTGGCCTACGCCGCCAGCGACGAGATGCCCGACATGCTGCTCCGCTGGAACGAACACGTGGACGACGTGACCGGCGCCCCGTACGACAACCGCGTCGCACCGGACTCGATGGCGATGCACGGGCAGGCCGTGCGCCCGGGGGAGCAGTTCGTCATGCCGATCGACGAGCGCGTCGCTGCGGTAAGGTGGGGGATGAAGTACAGCTTCCCCCCGAACCGACCTATGGATCGCGCGGTCGTAGGGGCGTGGCGTCCCCATTGGGGTATTTCTGCGTGGAAATGGGAAGGAGGAACGCGTGTACCTGTTATGGGCGAATGATGCCATCATTTGGGCATGGTACACAACCCAGGGCTTGCCGTTCTCACGAACCTCTACATCACCAAGCGCCTGAGCACACGGCAGTGCGCCGTGGTGCTGGGCGTTGCCAGTCAGCGCACGGTGAGCCGGTGGCTGGGCGAAGTTGGCATCTCCACACGGTCGATCTCCGAGGCGAAACAGGGGCAGAAGCCTGCGCCACACACCGTCGAAGCGTCCGTCCGCGCACGCCGAAAGCAGGTGCTAGAAGGGCGCCCTATGGTTGGGTACAAGATGCGCGGTGACGGATACATCGCCATCGCAGTTCCAGAGCATCCTTTCGCCACGAAAGATGGCTACGTGCTGGAACACCGCCTGGTGATGGAGAAGCACCTCGGGCGGTACCTGCTCCCACACGAGGATGTGCACCACGAAGACGAGAATCGGCAGAACAACGCGTTGGAGAACCTGAAGCTGCTCACGCACGCCGACCACCTGCGCCAGCACTACCACGAGCGCGGCGTCGACCCGACTACGGGGCGTTTCAGGTAGCGGGCACGGCGGTCCACTGCCAGTGCGACGCGTAGAAGCGTCGCGTGTCCTCGTCGGGCTTCTTGCCGTACGTCAGCCCGAGCATGGCCCGCTGCGTGAGCGTCGGAGCCCACGCGCCGCGCACCAGGACGCCCTCGCGCTCGGCGGCCTTCAGTGCGTCGTCGGCGTCCGACGGCCCGGTGTAGTACCGCCCGGCCGATGCGACGATCATGGCGTCGATCAGGTCGGCCCCGTGCACTGCCGCCGGGTACGCCGCGCGTGCGCGCTCCAGGAACTCGGCCCAGCCCGCGCGCGGGGTCACTTCAGCGCCTCCAGCTGCGCGTCGAGCTCCTGCGTGGATCCAGAACCTTTGCGCCCCTTGTCCGCGGCTTCCACCGCCTCCACGAACACGCGTTTTTCCTCGCGAGACAACACCGCATGCGCCTGCTTGTACGCGGCGCGGTCCTTCATCGACATCGTCCGCACGAATGACTCCCGCAAGGCGAGCACATTCGCGATGCGGGGATCGCTCGCGCTCGCCGGCTTCGGCGGGGTGATCGCGGGGACCGGGATGCTAATCGAATCGCGACGGGGGGCAGTCATCGGTGTCTCCTTCAATTCGACGGGTAGCAAGCGAGGTGCGGGGTACCGGCCGAATCGCGTACCGGCGTGCACGCCGTGGTCGGCGGACAGTCGGCGGCCGTCGTCGTGCACGGCGCAAGGCACGCCCAGCCCGGCTGCCGCGGCAGGCTGGAGCACACGTCCTCCGAGGGGCACGTACCCGCCACCGGATCGGACGTGCTCGGTTGGCACCGCGCGTAGCACAGGCCGGCGGCACCGCCCGACGCCGCGCCACACTGGAGACCAGGGCAGCACCCGCTCTGGGGCGCATCCCCGTCAGACGATGTGCACGCCCCGCCCGCACCGCTGCACACGGGGCCCGTGTCCGCCGGGGGTTGGCCGGCGTCGGCCGTACCCGTGTCCGCGGGGGGCTGGGCCATGTCGACCGCGGGCTGCGCGTCGGGCGTTGCGCCCGCCCCGGCGTCGCCCAGGTCCGCCAGCACGTGGTCGGGGGCCGGTGCCCCGGCGTCGTCATCGGCGGGGCCGGGGGCGCCGCACGCCGCGAGAAGAACCACTGCGAGAATTCCGAGCTTGTTCATCGTCGTCTCCATGTTGTGCAGCGTGCCCCGTGCGCGGTGTCCCGACCACCCGTTAGGATGGGCAGGCACTGCGCGCGATGGCTACTCCGCGTTGTTGGCCGCCAGTGCGAGCGCCACGGCTTCGTCGCGGAGGTCGCGCAGGTACTTCGCCAGCCCGTCCACGCCGTCGATTCCGTTGCTCTTGGCGGACGCCAGTTCCTGTGTCTCGATCAGGTCGAGCATTGCGTCCGTGGTGGTCGCGTCGATCAGCAGTGCCGTGCGCTGACGAGCCGTGTTGCCCAGCGCGGCGTACCAGTCCGCAGCTTGCCACACCTGCATGGCGTCCCCGTCGTCGGCCAGCGCGCCGCACGTGGCTTCGATCTCCTCCAGGGCGTTGTCGGCGTCCGTGGTGAAGCGGGCAACGTGATTGTGCCCATCCCAGTGCGGGGCATACCCGGCGCACACGCGTGCGGCCAGCGGGGCAAGCTCGCGGAGCAGCTTGTTTGCCGCGTTGATCTTGAGCACCGGGATCGCCCAGCGTTGCGTGTGCCCGTGCCACACGCTCATTGGCACTGCGTTCCCAATCTCGCCGCTCGTCTCCGCGGTCAGTTCGCCCACCGCACAGTCGAGTTCCACGTACACCGGCTGCTCCGAAGTCTGCACCGGGTAGCGGTGGTAGAGGCTGCTGGTGACGGGCTTGATCGTGATCGCGGTGCTTTCCATGGTCTCGTGCTCCTCGTTGTGCCCGGCTTCAGCACCGGGTTACAGGGACTACTATAGCCAACCCTCGGAACTATGCAAGGCCCCCTGTACGTTTTTTTGTTCGGGGTGTCGATTCAGCGAAAACGCTGGCGTCGGGGACGGATGCGTGCCACCTGCTGGATGGTACCCCGACCAAGGAGCCCCCGCGCATGGACCCGAAGAAGCTCGCAGCACTCGCACAGCAGCAAGGTGGCGGGCCCATGCCCGGCAAGGGTGGGGGCAAGCCTCCTGGTGGCAAGGGTGGCGGGCCGCAGCCGCCGAAGGGCGGCAAGGGGCCGGGGGGCAACCCGCACCAGGAGACGCACCCCGGCATGCCCGAGGACGAGGAGACCACGGCCGACGAGGGTGCCGAACTGCCCGAGGAGCTGAAGCCGTTCGCCCCGGCCGTGAAGCTGCTCGAGCGCGACGCCGAGGACGTGGAAGAGCAGTGCGAGGGCATCGACGAGGCCCTGCTGAGCGACGCCGCGGGCGAGCCCGACGACGAGCAGAAGGCCGAACTCGAGGACAGCCTGGGCGCGCTGAGCGACGACCTCGTGGGCGCCATGAAGGGCTGCATGAAGAGCATCAGCCAGGAGGACGCGATGGGCATCGCGACGCACCTGGAGGACGAGGGTTTCATCAGCGACGCGGAGCAGGTGGGCGCGTACCTGTTCCACCTGGGGCAGGTGCTGGCCGCCGCGCCGGAACACGGCGACGAGGAACACGGCGACGACGGTGGCGGGGACGGTGGGGAAGACGACGAGGACGACTACGGGGACGAGTAGTCACTCGCGGTTCCTTTCGTAGTCCACCCCCACCAGATTCGACGCGTGCTCCACCATGGGTGCGCTCACCAACTCCAGCGCGCGTGTGATCCTCTGCTCCGCACGGCAGTACACCGTGTGGCGCTGCTGCACGGCGCGTTCGGGGTTGTCGGCCCACGTCTTGGGGCTGGGGAACCGCACCGTCTCGAGCGCATCTACCCCGTACAGCGCCTCCAGCATCGCGAAGTGCAGCGGGGCGCGCCGCAGCACTGGGTGTGCACGCAGCAGCAGCGCATTCGCCGCGTCCATGCGCGCTTCGCGCGGGCGACCGTTGCGCGCCTGCGGTGGCACGTACGTGGGGGGCATGGGCTCGCCGATCACCACGTGCTGGGTCGGGTTGATCTCACCGAACCGACGTAGCCAGTCGGCCCCGGTCTGTTCGAGCTTGCGCTGCGTGGCCATGATCGACTGCCGTTCGGCAGCCCACGCAATGATCGCGATGTCGAGCATGGGGTGTGCGTTGAGCGTGAGCGTGAGCGACTCGATCGCCGCCGTGACGCTGATCGGTCCCGCCGACGGCGTGTGGTGTGTGCGCATACCCGGCACTTTATATGACGCGACGTATGTGCGCCATCGCACGCAAGCTACTCACCACGATGGCCGGTAGCCGACAAGCGCCCGTGGCAGTGATCGCACCCGAACTCCCGGTCGACGGGGTGTCCGAGGTGGAATCCGATCGCCCCGGCAACGCGAAGTTCGGCTACGGGCCGCACCTGCTCGGGCCCAGCGGCATCGCCGCGGGCAACCTGGGCATGATCGGCAAGCCCGCGATCGACAACGGCGGACCGACGCCGTTCGCGGGTCTGAAAGGACGGCGGTAGCGATGGCTTTCAAGGGACAGCAGCTTCCGCATCGGACGATCCGCGGCCTGGCCATGGAGAAGGGCACCACGCCCGCCGGGTTCGAGGGCATGGCCTACCCAGAGGGCAAGGATGCCGGCGGGCCGGCGGCCATCACCAAGGGGTGGAGCGACGCCGCGGCCGTGCTCGGCACGCCCGCCGGTGCTGTGGTCTCCTCGGGCAAGCAGTTCACCGTGACGGGAGGCAAGCGATGACCGCACCGAACGACGAGATGGCCGCGAAGATCGGCGTCGACAAGCTCACCTCGCACCAGGCGTACGCCGCGAAGCACGGCTCGTACGAAGACAAGATGCCGGTGGACAACACGAAGGTTCCCGCGCTGCCGAATGCGAATCCGTCGCCGTTCGGGGCGCTGAAGTAGTCCGCGCACTGCGCGCGTGACGGAGACTAGTCCCATGCCCAGCCCGAACGACGATTCCGCCGGCAAGGTCGGCATCGAGCAAGCGATCAAGACGCCGCGCGAGTTGTACGACAACACGCACGGCCGCTACACGGACCCGATTCCGGCGATCCCCGTCGAGAAGCGGCTGCCCGTGTTGCCCATGGTCATCGACCCGAAGCCGTTCAATCTCGGCGGCGGCACGCAGTAACCCGATGTCCGACGTGTTCACGCTGACGGGAGTGCTCCAGACGCAGCCGGCCATCGCCAGCGCGTCGGGACTCCCGTCCGTGATCGCGCAGCTGGCCGTGAGCATGGTGCTCCAGACGCGCACCGCGCCCGGCGAGTACGACCTGACCACAGACAGCCCCGTGAACGTGTCGTTCGGGGCGCTCACCGGAGCGAACCTCGTGTTCGTCCAGGTGAACGGCGGGGGCCACGTGCGCGTGCGCGCCACGTCGTCGGACGGCACGTTGGCAGCGTGGCCGGTTGACAACTGCCTGCTCAGCATCTGCTCGCTGGTGCCCATCACGGCACTGGACATCACCCGCGACCCGGGTGTCGAAACGCTCGTCGATGTGATTCTCGGCCAAGTGCCGAGCTGACCCAGAAGTCCGCCACGCAGGAGAGACCACCGTGACCGTCACCTTTCTCGACACGCTTCAGAACGAGCTGAACAACGGCAACCCGACCTCGGTTGCCAACATCATCAAGCTGATGCAGCTCGGCACGATGCTCAGCCCGATCAAGGTCACCTCGGGCACGATCACGGCCACGGCCGCGCCGGTCATCACGTCGGCGGCGTTCTACGCCGGTGCCACGGTGACGGGCGTACCCGCCGCCAACGAGGAACCGGCCGAGGCGACCCTGCCCGCCATCCTCGTGGTGCGCACCCTGCGTGTGACGGCCTCCGGCACGGCGGCGTCGGTCGGCTCGTACATCGTCAGCGACGCGGGCGGCACGCCCACGCTGCCCACGGGCGGCGCCAGTGCGGGTGTGGGCATCGCCACGCTGTCGGACGACGGCACGACGATCACCTTCCCGAACACGGTGACGGCGTTCGTGCTCGAGTACGTGGCGCGCAGCGCCACCGACCTCCAGACGGCGTTCGCCCCGGCGAACGGCCAGTAGCCTTCGAGTACACCGGCGGATGGTCCGCCGGTGCCGTGTCCGTAACCTTCATCCGAACGACGCATCCTGACTCCAGATCGGCCCGACAGTTCTTCGCCATCACTCACGTGACGACGACGGTCAACAGTCGGTTCAGATACGGAAGACAGGGCAGGAAAGAGGCAAGATGCGATTCCTCCGATTCCTCAGTCCCGATCTCCCCAACGACGGCGGCGGTGCGCCCGAGGGCGACGCCCCGGTTGTCGATCCGCCCGCCGCGCAGCCCCAAGGCGGGGGCAACCAGCGCGCCGGGCAGTTCATGCCCACGGCGGCCATCGGCAAGCTCAAGAAGGAGGCCCGCGAACGCGGCGCCCGCGAGGCCACGGCCGCGCTCGACGCGAGCGCCAAGCAGGCCGGCTTCGAGAGCCACGCCGCCATGCTTGCATTCGCCGCCGAGGCGAAGCGCAATCCCCAGCGCGCCCAGCCCGCGGCGCAGCCCACCACCCAGGCACGCCCCCAGGGCGGCGGTGGGGGCAGCAGCGTGTCGAAGCGCGACTACGATCGCGTCGTGCAGGAGAACACCTCGCTCCAGGAGCAGGTGCGCACGGTGCGCAAGGAGAACCTGCGCCTGGCCAAGCGGCTGCGCGAGTCGGGCCGAGCGCTGCTCGACACCGAGGCGAAGCACGAACTGCGGTTCGAGGCGCTCGCGGCCGGCGTGAAGCCGAAGCTGATCCCCGCCGCCATGGCACTGTACCGGGAATCGATCCCGGCGCAAAACGACGGCGAAGAGGACAAGGCGTACTACGCCCGGCTCGAGAAGTTCGACGGGCAGAAGTTCTTCGATTCGCTGCGCGAAGCGGAGCCGAACTTCTTCGGCAGCGAGCCGGTGCGCTCGCGCCCGGCCGACACCGGCAACGGCACGGTGGTCCCGCAGGGCAAGGCGCCGGGGGCCGACCGCTCCCAGCCCGCGCTCGAACCGAACCCGCCCCCCGGTGGTGCGCCACCGGGCAAGCACGCGGCAGACATGACCCCAGCGCAGATGGCTGCGCGGCTCAAGGAACTCGGGATGGACCCGAACCTGGCCAACTGAGACCGCCGATTTCGCGCTTCCACTGTGACGCGCACACCAGGAGAGAGACCCCGTGGGAACCGACTTTTCCGTCATCAGCCAGAACTCGACCGTCCGCGCCATCGTGCAGGGCGGCCTGCTCGAGCGAGCGTTCCACAACGGCCTGTTCCCGCGGCTGATGTTCCGCGGCGAGGCCGTGCCCCAGGAGTGGACCCACAACGTCGGCGACAGCATGACGTTCACGGGTGAGGGGCTCCTGACGCCGGACGCGTCGCCGCTGGTGCCCGGGCAGGACCCGGACGTGGCGTCGGCGACGTTCGAGCAGTGGACCGCGCAGGTGCAGCAGTACGGCAAGCCCGCCATCGACACGGCGATGCCGAACACCATGGTGGCCATCGCTGAACTCTTCATGAGCAACGCGCGACGCCTGGGCCTCGTGGCGGGCCAGGCGATCAACCGCCTGGTGCGCGACAAGATGTACAACGCCGCCGAAAGCGGCACGACCAACGTGGACGGCGCCTTCACGAGCGTGTCGACCATCCGCGTGAAGCGTCTGAACGGGCTGACGCGCGCGCGCAACCCGACCAGCACCGCGGCGGGCGCGTCGACCGTGTCGTTCAGCCCCGTGTCGAGCGGCAACCCCCTGGCCGTGACGATCTTCGACAACGGCGCTCCGGCTAACTTCAACATCATCGCGTTCCTCGCCGACAACCCCGGCGACGAACTGGGACCGGGCACGATCACGCTGGCCACCAGCGTCACCAACGTGGCCACGGGCGCGTGGGTGCACACGATCGACCGCTCGGACATCACGTTCGTGGGCGGGGGCAACTCCGTGCGCGACATCACCGCGACGAACATCCCGTCCTTCACGGATGTGCGCTCCGCGCTGACCAACCTCCAGAACAACAACGTGCCAGTGCACCCGGACGGCCGGTACCACGCGCACATGAGCCCCACGTCGCAGGCGCGCCTGTACGACACGCCCGAGTGGCAGCGGCTCAACACGGCGCTGCCGGACTTCTACTACTACCGGCAGTACACCCTGGGCGAGTTCCTGGGCGTGATGTTCTACAACGACACCGAATGCCCCCAGACGACCACGGTCGTGGGCGGTAGCACGGCGACGTTCGACCTGCGCGATCCGTTCGCGCCCGAGCTGTGGAACACGGGGGCCACCACGGGCATCCCGCTCCAGCGCATCATCATCACGGGGCAGGGCGGGATCATGGAGTACCACATGGACCAGTCTGCCCTCATCACGGAGGCCGGCCTCAACGGCAAGACGGGCGCCTTCTCGATCACGAACAACGGGATCGAGGTGCTCACCGAGCGGATCAGCCTGATCATCCGCGCGCCGATCGACCGCCTCCAGCAGATCGTGTCGATGGCGTGGTCGCTGTTCGCCGACTGGGTCGTGCGCACGGACGCCGCCACGGGCGACGCGGCACGGTATAAAAGGTTCGCCACGATTTGCCATGCGTAGGCCCCGTGCCTTCGCGTCACCACCGTCCCACACCTTCGGGTGCTGGACTTGAGCATGGGGGCCCTTCGGGCCCCCTTTACGAACACGCCTGGCACGGCAGTTCGATGCTCGCCCCGGTCACGAGTTGCACTTCGGTTCAGCTCACGCCATCGACTGGGTTGTATCGTGGCGCAAACCCTGGTCACTCGACCATGGAACCGCGCCACACGTTTCGGCGGTACGGATCGCACACGACTTCGGTCGCTTGTGCACCGGGAGCGTGTACACAGGCTTTGCGGCCTGCGTCTGCTTGACGGATTCACTTGTAAGGACACGAACCCCCTACGGCAGGGTATGCCGGTTTCTTCGTGACACCTACTCGTCTTGACGTCGCCGCCACCTTTCGACCCTGCCACTGAGCAGAGGAGTTCCAGCAGATGGCCACCACGAAGCCCGCCCGCCCCACCGACCCGCTCGAGCTGATGAAGGAGGGCGCCATGCCCGGCACTGCGCTGCCCCCGCCGCCGGCCACGGGTCCCACCGAGTCGCCCGTCGTGGAGTTCTCAGCCGAAGCCGCGGAGCCGGTCGCAGCCCCGTTGCCGCCGCGCCCCGCCGTGCCCCCGCCGCCCGCCGTGGCGGTGGAGCGCTACCGCGTGACCAACGGACCGCGGCACGTGGTGTTGAACCGCGGGCGGAAGTCGACCATCATTCAGAACGGCGCGATTGTGTCGAGCGCGTCGCACGATCTCGCCGAGCTGCGCGCGTTCGGCGTCGAGATGACGTCGATCGCCTGACCACTGCCTCCTCACAGGAGCCCGCGCCGTGCCCCTGAGCCCCCTGGACAAGGACCGCATCCGGTTTCACATGGGGTATCCCAGCGCCGCGACTGCGCCTGCGATCCAATTCGGGTTCGCCATCCCCTTGCAGACCATGTTCATCGTCGACGAGGCGATGAACGTGATCCAGGAGATCGCGATCCCACGCGTGCAGCAAATCCTGTGCATCCTGGACAACCTCGTGTTCGGCAAGATCGTCGAGAGCCAGGACTATCTGGCAGCGCTGCGCATGGGCGACATGACCCTGCGCGAGGCGAAGCGCGGCGAGACGCACCCCGACTTGCTGCGGCGCGAGCTGCGCTTCTACGTCGGCCTGCTGTGCGACACGCTCGGGGCGCCGCGGTACTTCTTCAGCGAGCGGTTTCGCTCCACGGGCGGCGTGGGCAACGGATCGGTGCGGCGATGAGTGCGTCCGGCAACCGCCCGTACCTGCCCCAGCTCCAGACGCTCACGGGCGAGCAGTACCGCGAGACCCTGGTGCAGAAGCTCACGCCCGTGGCGGACAAGATCCGCAACCTGGCCACGCGGCTGGGCGGGCGCCCGTACGAGGTGTTCCTCGTGCGCACGCGGTGGTCGGGCGGGCGGCGCAACGCGGGCACGGAGGAGATCCTGTCGGCCGAGGCCCTGGTGCCCACGCCCACGGTGAGCACGATCAACGCTCTGACCCAGATGCTCCAGAGCGTGGGGCTCGACGAGGCCGGCACCGTGGTGGTGTCGGGCATCAGCCCGTCGTACACGGAGGATCAGCTCGTGGGCGTGGGGCCGCAGGGGCAGCCCATCGCCGCGGACGAGAACTTCTATTGGGAGATCACCTACCCGCGCCCCGCGCCCGACGCGGCCGTGCGCCGCCGGTACGCGCTCCAGTCCGCCCCCGACTACCGCGCCACGCGCTTCGGCTGGACGGTGACGCTCGTCAAGGCCGGCGAAGAGCGCGACCGCGCCACCGGCCTGCCCCAGGGGGACTGACCCATGGCGGGGCTCATCATCGGCGTGGACGTGAAGCTCCACGACATCCCCGCGGCCGACCGGCGATTCGCGCTGGCCGTGCCGGGCATGCAGTCGCGCAGCGCCCTGTCGGCCGCGCACCGCTCCGTGGCGCTCATGCAGCTGCGCGCGCGCACGGCCCCGGCGGCCAACCCCCGGGGCATCGGTCAGGGGGGCGCCGTGAACACGGGCAACTACCTGCGGCGGTGGCGCGCCACGCGCCTGCCCGACGGGAACGCCGCCGTGTACAACTCGGCAGTGTACGCCGGGGTGATCGAGATTGGGCGGCGCGCGGGATCACGCTGGCCGCCGATCACGGAGATCTACAACTGGCTGGTGCGCAAGTTCGGCATCGGCGGGCGCACCAAGGATGCCAAGGCACTGCGGGCCAGCCTCACGCACAGCGACGATGGCGGCGTGTCGCTCGGGCTGGGGTACGCCATGGTGGTGGCACGCGCCATCGCGATGCGCGGGCTCAAGGGCCGGTACGTGATGACCAGCCCCACGGCCCAGCGCAAGATGGAGGAGTTCTTCATCGAGGAGTTCGCGCGCGAGCTGGACAAGCAGATGAAGCGTCTGGGGGGCAGCGCCACGTGAGCTACGTCACCACCGACCCGGCCGCCCCGCTGCCCCCGCCCGGGGGCACGCAGGTGGTGCTGCTCCCCACGCAGGGGCAGCCGGTGTTCACGCTGGTGCGTGAAACGGACTGCCGCACCGCCATGACGCGCGGGCTCCAGGAGTATCTCCAGCAGCTCACGATTGACTGGCCCGACGGGCGCCAGGAGCGCTTCGCGGCTGTGTTCGACACGTGGGCCGAGAGTGAGGACCGTCTCCAGTACCCGTCGGCCGCGGTCTACTCCGTCGAGGAGATGACATACGACGCGGGTAGCCTGTCGCCTGCGACGGAAACCGACCCCGCCACGAACACGCAGTACACCCACCCGTCCGAGGCGATGCTTCAGATGACGGTGGAGCTGTGGTGCCAGGACCCCGAGCAGCGCATGGCCGTGATCGCCATGCTCGAGGACGCGTTCAATCCGGTGGAATGGATGGCGGGGTTCCGGTTGATCTTGCCGCACTACCACGGCATGGTGGCGACCTACATGCCACCTGCCGGGATGACGTACATGGACACCGAGGAGGACGCGAAGCGCCGCTACCGCAAGGCAGTCTTCACGATCAGCGGTCGTGTGCCCCAGGTGCGCGTACTCGGCCCCGGCGTGCCCATGCGCAATCGCGCGCAGCTCACCTTCAACGCAGAAACCCATCCCGCCCGCGTCGCTGGCGTGGCCCCGTACACGACCCCCGCAGATCCCACGGAGTAGTCCACATGAGCTTCGCACGTCGTTTCGCGTTCAATCCCGGTGCCGCCGTCATCAGCCAGATCGAAGGCGTGGTCATCATCCGGCAGACGCCCCCCTCGCCCATCACGGGCGTGATCGAGGGCGTGGTCGGCATGGTGGGTGAGTTCCAGGACTCCACCTACGGCATCAGCGTGAGCCCCGCCGGGCAGATCGGCGGGAATCCGCGCGCGGTGCGCATTCTCACCTCGAGCGACCAGATCACGTACCTGGGTGGCTTCGACGAGACGATTGGCGAGTTCGGCATCTCGATGGGCAACGGCTTCGTCGAACTGGCGTCGAAGAGCTTCACGGGGCTGGTCGTGGTACCCGTCGACAACCTGAGCCCCACCACGTCGGGCCAGTTCTCAAGCGGCGTGCGCATGTGGCGCGACCTGCCCACCTGCATCTCGGCGACCAACCCGAATCCGATTGTGCCCGTGAGCGCGGCGCTCATCCCGGCGGGGCTCCAATTCCAGGACGGCAGCGCGCACCGCGCGCGCGTGGCCGGGGCGTTCACGTTCGGCGGGCAGCAGGCGTACGAGACGGGCACCGACGGCGCCATCACCCTGACGGGCACGCCCGCCGCATCGCAGACGTTCACGTCGGCTGGCGGGAGCTTCATCACCAAGGGCGTGAAGGTCGGCGACATCCTCGTGCTCGGCGTGATCGGCGGGGCCGGCGCGCTCGGGTCGAATGCGGGCACCTACCGCGTCACGGCAGTGACCGACGCGACCGATCTCGTCGTCGAGAAGTTGAACGGCGCCACGTTCGATTGGGTGTCGGGTACGGCGCAGCCGTGGCGGCTGCACGTGGCCGCGGCGGCGGACAGCTCCGGCACGGCGAACTTGCACCTGGCCCTGGTGCAGACGGGCGGCGCTGGGTACCTGATCCCGATGCGCCCGCTCGACGCGAGCATCGCCATCGACGCGGCCATCACGCCCACGGTGCCCAGTGCAGCGGGCACGGCCAGCTCGTGGAACCCGACCAGCGGGCTCACGGGGCGCACCAATCACATCACGGGCGACTCGGGTGGCAATCACTCGATCATCTACGATGCGGCCATCACGGGGCCCAACGTCGCGGCCAGTGCGGCGCTCGACGCGCGCTACGTGGCGGCCATCAGCGCCATGCGCCAGGTGCAGCCCCCCGCCAGCCTGATCGACATCGTCGTGAGCGCCCGCAAGAGCAGCACGATCCGCAACACGATCTCGAGCCACTGCCAAACGGCCACGGCGCAGGGGCTCACGCGGCGCGGGGTCAATTCCCCGGCGCTCAGCGTCCAGACGACCCAAGCCGCCATTGCCAACACCGACCCGGGCGTGGGGGTCAACCGTACCGAACGGCTCGACTACAGCTGGCCGGGGTGCGTCGTGTACATCCCGCAGGCCGTGGGCTTCCCGCTCAACGGTGCGGACGGCAGCACCGTGCTCGACGGCACGCTCGACACGACTTTCGACACGTGGCTCGCGTCGATCGAGAGCAACGTGCCGCCCGAGAACAACCCGGGGCAGGTGGCCCCGCCCGTACCCCAGGTGCTCGCGCCGGTGCTCGGGTACCAACGCGCCACGCCGCAGCTCCAGCTCCAGGTGGAGGACTACATCGCGCTGAAGGCGGCGGGCGTGGCGGCGCTGTTCATGGACCCCGACACGGGACCGCAGATCGAATCGGGTGTCACCACGTCGCTCAACGCGGCCGAGCTCACCATCCAGCGGGCGCGCATGGCGGACTTCATCGAGGACTCGATCGCCGTGGCGATGAAGCCCTTCAGCAAGCTGAACCAGACGACGCAGCTGATCGACACGGAACTGGGCGAGATCAACGGGTTCTTGAACGATCTTCAGAGCCCGAACAACCCCAGCGCGCAGCGCATCGTCGGGTTTTTCGTCGATCCGGTAAACGGACAGACGGCGAGCCTGACGGCGCAGGGCATCACCGTGTTTCTCATCTCGGTGCAGCTGCTGCATTCACAGGACAACCTCGTCCTCCAGACGAACATCGGCTTCGGCGTGGTGCAGACCACCGTGGTGAGCGGGCAGCAGTAACCCTTGCGGCACGCTGGGCGGTGTGACAGCATCCTGGTGCTGACCGTCCACGCGCCCCTGCGGGGGTGAATAGGGCCGGGTGTTCCTCTCGCGAGGCACCTGGCCTTTTCTTTTGGAGAACGACCATGGCGTCCCCCCGAGTTCGAGGCCAGGAGACGGCGACCACGATCGCCATCAACAACGTGCCCCAGCTCCAGACGACGGACATCCGCTCGCTGGAGATGACGTGGGAGCTTGAGGTGCAGAAGGAGGGCTACCTCGGCGAGACGACCGACCGGCGCGACTCGATCTACCGCGGCGTGAGCGGCAAGCAGCAGTATCACTTCGAGAACCCGGCGATCTTCGGCATCGTCACGAGCTTCGTGGGCAAGGCGCAGCGCCGCACGCCGGGCGTGCAGATCAACACGAAGACGACGATTCAGTTCGCGAGCGGGCTGCGCACGCGCCTGTTGATCCCGGACATCTCCCCAGGGGGCATCCCTCTGTCGTTCTCAGATCGCGCCGCGTTCGGCACGATCGACTTCCCGTACGAGGCGGCGGACGCGCAACTCGTCTGATCGCGCCCGCACGCGTAGGAGCACAGCATGTCGACCACGTTTCTCGATCCAGGTCTCGCGGCCCAGGCCGCCAACGGCGGCAACGGCGCGGGGACACAGCTGCCCAACGGCGCCACGGTGGGCGGTGCCCCGCGCGCCATCTACGTGCATGCTGTGCCCGCCCCGATTGCTGCGGTCACGGGCGTCACGCACATCGGCATCGTCAAGCTCACGCCAAACGAGGAATTGGGCGCGTTCGCGCGCGCGCACGGTGACGGTGGGGCGCTGTCGCACGAACTGGTCAAGGAGTCATTCCGGCAGATCCGCGACGCGCAGGGCGCACGCCGGCTGGGCACGTTCGACGGATCGGTCGACCGCATCTGGGGCGAGCTTGACCCGGTCGTGCGCGTGCTCGTGTCGACCGCGTACAACTTCCATCACCAGCCGGACAAGGACCTGACCGCAGATTTTCTGAAGAGCTTCGAGACTACCGTCTAGGTTTCGCGGCTTTCGCGCTGGGGCTTGGCGACGTTGTCGAGCGCAAGCGCAATCTGTGGAAGACGATCGCCTTCGCGGCACGGTACGGGTCCACGCCCCCGACCGCGCTGCTGGGGCGGATGCTCACGGTGAACGAGCTGCACGACTTCGCACAGGCGCTGGGCGATCTGCTGAGGGAAGAGTCCGCAACCGCGAGGGCCGCCACCGATGGCTGACGTATCCCGCACCGTCGAGACGATCTTCAAGGTGACGGGGACGGCCGCCGTCACCAGCGCCATGGGATCGGTCGCGTCGAGCGCGGAAGCCACCGGCTCGAGCCTGATGGGCATGCTGGGCGGCGTGCGCACGCTGGCCCTGGTGGGCGTGGGCGCCATGACGGGCCTTGGCGCTCAGATGATCCACATGCAGTCCGCCGCCGAGGGGACGCAGCAGTCGATCGCCGGGGCGCTGTCCGCGTTCGGCGCGGCCGGGTCGTTCCAGGAGGGGCTCGAGCAGTCGCGCGGGGTGATGGAGATCATCAACCGCGAGGCCGCCGCCCTGCCCGGCAGCGCCGAGGACTACGTGCAGGTGTTCCGCACGGCGCTGCCCGCGGCCATGGCGTCGGGGTTTCAGAACATCGAGCAGATCGCGCACTTCACCAACCAGATGACGGCCATCGCCAGCGCGAACCAGGAATCGAGCATGGAGGCCGGCATGGACATGTCGCGCATGCTCCAGGGGCGCGCCGGGGCCGAGGTGAAGCTGTGGCGCACGATCAGCCCGCTCATCGGCAAGACGGCCGAGCAGTTCAACCACATGAGCGCGCCCGCCCGCGCCCAGGCGATGCAGGGGGCCATCCACCGGTACGCCGACACGCTCTCGCACATGGGCGACACGTGGGACGCGATCAGCGGCACGACGTCGCAGTACCTGATCCAGATGGCGCGCGCTGCGTCGATGCCGCTGTTCGAGGCGGCCAAGACGCAGCTCAAGGGCGTCAACGAGTGGCTCGAGCGCAACAACGACGCGATCGTGCACACCGGGCAGCTCATCGCACGGCACATGGTCGACGGCGTCGAGGCCGTGCGCGCCCGCGTGACGGCGCTGATCCCCCTGTTCCAGCGCATTGGCGGGGCCGTGGGGGGCGTTGGGGCGTGGGCCGGGGCGCACATGGGCACGGTGGCTCGCGCCGTGGGCGGCGCCGCCCTGGGCCCGGCGGGGAGCATGCTGGCGGGCGGGGCCATGTCGCTCGCGGCCAGCCACCCGGCCGAGATCGCCGCGGCCGGCGACGCCCTGCTGGGCATGTTCCACCGGATGGCCGGCATGCTGGAGCCGCTCGTCGCCATGGGTGACGCGCTGTCGAACGGCATCGGCGGCATGATGGCCGGGGCACTGCCGGGCGTGGTGAGCGGGTTCACGGCGCTGGGCGACCACCTCACCGGATTCGTGAGCACGGTGGCCCCGGCGCTGACCGACGTGTTCAACACGCTGAGCGCCACGGTGGGGGGCCCGTTCGGCACGGCCATCGGCAGTGTGGTGAGCCTGCTCAGCGGGGCACTGGGCGACGCGCTGAGCACTGCGGGCGACTCGATCAAAGAACTGGCGCACCAGTTCAACAACGCAATCTTGACGCTCGAGTCGTGGACCGAGCGAGCTAGCAGCTCAATTTCGCGGTTCGGGACGTGGGCCAACAACCTGCTCGGTGGCGGGCACGAGAACGACTTCAGCAATGCGGTCCACATGGCGTTCGGCAACCCGATGCAGGACATGATCGCCATGCAGGAGCGGTCCGACCTGACGGTCGTGAACTCGATGATGGCCGCGCTGCACAGCATGGGGCTGCCCACGGCGGGTACCGGTGCAGTGGCGGGCCCCGCCGCGCAGATGCAGGAGAGCCTCGACTCGATCAGCAACTCGCTCGGGGGCGCCGGTGGCAATCCGTGGGACCGCGCTGCGGCGAATCATGCGCGTGCGACCCGGCGCCTGCACGGCGCCAACGCCCCCGGCGCACGCGGCGGCGCCCACACGGTGAACGACTTCCGGCACAGCCGCTTCGAGATCATGCAGAAGTTCGCCGAGGGGTACGACCCCGACAGGATTGCAATCGCTTTCACTCACGACCTGGAGCGCACGGCCGACCGGCGCCTGAGCGGGCAGTTCGAGCCCGCGCACGCGGTGCGGTAGCGCATGCCCACCGACGCCACCACCGGAGCCGTTTTCACGATCGCCGAGACGACCGGCGCGAACCGCACGGTGGTGCTGTCGGCACGCGCGCTGCCGTACCGCCCGTACACGCTCGAGGGCACGCAGCGGCTCGAGGTGACGTGGTACCCGGGCAGCCCCGAGGGTACTGGTACCGTGCTCGGGGCCGGCGAGGAGCCGACGACGATCAACGGGATGTGGAAGGACTTGTTCCTGTCTGCTGGCGCCAACGGCGGCGGGACGAACCTCGCCCCGATCGTGGTGAACGGCACGCAGGTGTCCACCGCGAAAAACGCTTGCAAGCTGTTCGACGACATTCGGCGCCAGGGCCAGGAGCTGGAGGTGACGTGGGACGAACTCACGCGCCGCGGCTACCTGAAGTCGTTCCGCCAGGAGTGGCACACGCTGCACGACGTGGCGTGGACGATGACGTTCGACTGGATCAGCCAGGGGGAGCCCACCACCCCCGTGGCGCTCGACGGCGGCTCGACCAGCGACGCGACCGCGCAGCTCGACGCGCAAACCAACGCCCTGAACGCAGCTGCGGTGCCGCCATTCGCGGTGCCCAGTGGCTTTACCGACGCGCTGACCACCGCACTCCAGCTCGTGTCGAACGCCGTGGACAACGCCGCCAACGCCACCGGCGTGCAGAACACGGGCGCCACCGCCCCCGGCGACGCGGCGCGCCGCGTGTTCGCCAGCTGCAACGACGTTGTGAACGGCGCGCAGGCCGTGGTGGCCACGTACGACACGCAGCCCGCGCGCACCTTGGTCACCGGGGGCGACCCGGCCGCCGCACCCTTGGCGCAACTGCCCTTCGGGCAGATCGTTGCGGCCGAAGCGTACAGCCGCGCGGCGCAGTCGGCGGCCCGCACGCTCCAGCGCACGGCGGCCATCCAGCGCGCGGCGCTGGCGCGCACGCTCCAGAGCACACTGATCGGCGTGTGGCAGGCGTCCGACGGCGACGACCTGCGCGACGTGGCGGCCGTGTTCTACGGGTCGCGCCTCCAGTGGCGGCAGCTGCTGCTGTTCAACGAGCTGGGGGGCACGGCCCTCACGCGCGGGCAGCTGGTGCTCGTGCCGCGCGACACGTCGGGGGCTGCGTCGTAGCGATGCCCACGTACCGCCCCAGCATGTGTGTGAACTTCAAGTTCTTCTTCGACCCGGCGCTGCATGTGGTGGCCCTGCCCGAGCCCGTGACGGTCGACATGCGCGTGCGGCAGGCCAGCGCCCTGGCCGCGCTCGCCACGGCGGCCCCCGCCGGGCAGGCCCTGATGTTCCAGAGCCCCGACCAGCGCGCCAGCTGGATCTACGCGCGCGTGCCCAAGCACGGCAGCGTGGAGGACCCCGGGTTCCGTCAGGCGGGCAAGTTCGAGCTCACGTTCCCGTTCCGCGACCTGCCCATCGACCCGCGCACGGTGGGCGCCGCCGCGGTGGAGATCCACCTGGGCGCGGTGAGCCACGCCGACTTCGGGCGGGGCATGGTGCAGACGAACGCGAACGGCTCGCGCGCGAGCGTGATCCAGACGCGCGACGCCGACGGTGGCGTGCGGCAGGACACGCTGCGCATGATCGGCCTGGTCGACGAGTGGCAGGTGGACGAAGCCGAAAACGGCGCCGAGGTGACGATCTCCGGGCGCGACCTGCGCGGCCCCCTGCTCGACACGCCCCTGGGCACGGACCCGTCGATCGCGCAGCAGATCCTCGGGGAGCTGGACCTGTCACAGCCCATCACGGCCGTCATCACGCAGCTGCTGCGGTTCAATCCCCTGTTCGACCTCATCAACGTGAAGGCGAACCCCGCCGAGTGGGAAGACGGCGTGATCCCAGCGCCCGCCGCGGCCGACCTCGTGCCCCGGCACCGGTTGGGCGCGCGCGGACAGCGCTCGGGGGCGCGGGCCAGCATGCCCGGCGGGTCGAACCAGATGTCATTCTGGGACCTGATCGTGCAGTTCTCGTTCGTGTGCGGGGCGATCCCGTACTTCCGCGGCGAAGTCCTGTACCTGCGCCCCGCGCGGAGCATCTACGACCAGCAGCGCGCCGGGTTCGACCCGCGCGTGGCCACGCCGTTCGTCCCCGACCAGCCCCGGCACGTGCAGGGCGCCCCCGGCGACATCAACGTCCGGTGGCTGGTGTACGGGCGCGACGCGCAGAAGATCCACTTCAGCCGCAAGTTCGGCGGCACGAGCAAGCCCAAGACCATCCGCGCCGTGAGTACCGCACCCGACGCAGGCCACCGCGGGCTGGCCCAGGTGATCCAGGCCGTGTGGCCCCCCGCCACTGCCACACCCGCCGCGCGGCGCACGCGCACCAGCCCCAGCACGCAGCAGTCGCAGGAGGACGTGCTCACGATCAGCGTGCCGCTGATCCACGACGTGAACCGACTGCTCACGGTGGCGCGCAACCTGTACGAGCAGATCGCCCGGCTCGAGATGGGCGGCACCGCACAGACGAAGAGCCTGGCGAGCTTCGGGGGCGACAACAGCGACCCCGACCTGCTGCGGTTGCAGCCGGGCGATTCCGTGCTCTTCTACACTGACGTGCGCGAACTCCAGGCGCGCAACCCCCTGGTGAGCACCGTGACCGACCACTACCGCACGCCGTTCGAGAGCCAGGTGGACGAGATCGCCGCGCGCATCGGCGACCGCGTACTGGCCGCGGCCATCGTCGCCACGGCCCGGGGGCAGGTGGCCGCTGTGCAGCGCGCGTTTCGCGTGTCGACCGTGAAGTACGACTGGGACTCTGGCACCGGCGTGGGCATCGAGTTCGACTTCCAGAACTACTTCGAGAGCCAGGCCGAACCCGACAGCGTGGGCACGGCACCCGGGGCCGTGCACACGACCACCGTGCCACGCACCCCCACGACCTCGCCGTCGTCGCCGCAGAGCGGGCTCGGCACGTCGTTCGACCCGTTCTTCACGTCGCGCACGGGGGGCCGCTGATGCCCCGCGGACGCACCCGCACGGCCATCGACGCGGCGCGCCTGTCGTCACTGGCGCAGCGCCCGGGCATCGATCCGCGCATCAACCTCACGCTGGGTGTGGTGACGCAGCTCGGATTCGACGCGGTAAAGGGCATCTACGCCGACGTGCAGTTCATGCCCACGGGTGAGACGGAGACGTGCCTCGTGGCCGCGAGCTACGCGGGTGGCGGATTCGGCATGTGGGCCCCGCCCCGCGAGCAGGACACCGTCCTGGTGGCGCTACCCAACGGCGACCCGAACATGGGCCCCGTCATCATCGCGCGCCTGTGGAACAGCGGCGACCCCCCGAGCGCCGACTTCAAGGCTGCCGAGCAGCAGGACGGCAGCGACGTGCCCACCGACGACTTCGTGCTGCGCGTGGCGCCGAAGCAGAAGCTCGTGATTCGCACGAGCGCCGCCGGGGGCAGCGTCGACATCAAGGTTGAGGGCGACGGCACCGCCAGCATCGAGTGCGCGGGCGCGGGCGACATCACGATCAAGCAGTCGGGCAGCGGGAACGTGAACATCCTGGTGCCCGACTCGAAGAACGTGTTCATCGGGGACACGGCCGGCACCGAGCCCATCCCGCTCGGGCAGACGTTGCAGACGTTCCTGGGCAGCGTGAAGACGTACTTGGACACCCACACCCACAACTACATTCCCGGTACGCTGACGGCAACCCCGACGACGCCGCCCATCGTGGCGTCGCCCACTGTGCCCACCATCACCTCGCAGAAGGGACGTGTGAAGTGACCTTCGGATGGGGCGTCGAGGAATGGGGCGACGGGCCGTGGGGCGGCTTTGGCGGCGAGGCGTCCGGTCCGCTCACCGTGCAGGGTGCGCTGGCCACCAGCACGAATACTGTGCTCGTCACGCTGACGGCGCCGCCCCTGGTCATGAGCCCCATCGGCACCGGCGACGCGCTGAACCCGGGCACGTGGTTCGTCACGCGGAGTGACACGGGCTTCGCCTTCACGGTGATCGCCGTGCGCCAGGTCGACGCCTACCAGTTCGAGCTGCGCACGCTCGAGATCCTTGCCGGTTGGCGTGTCACGCACACTGCGGGGTCTAGCACGCTCACCGACGGGGCCGGCAACCCGCTGTCCCCGCCCACGACGGCCACATTCCCTGGCGTAGAGGCTGCGGCCGCACCCCTGACCAGTGCGGGTGTGGTCGACGTGGACGTGGCCAACCCGCAGGCGCCGCTCCAGGGCACGGCGGGCACCCTACCCGCGACGGCCGCTGGGGACTACGCCACCGAGTCGGGTGCGGCCCTGGCCGACAAGCTCATCACGCGCGCGCTCACTACGAAGCTCGGCGGGTTCTTCCACCTGCCGAACTACGGGTTCGGCCTGGGGCCGAAACAGAATGTCACCCCGGCGAGCCTGGGGCGGCTGAAGGCCGACGCCGTGCGCATCGTCGAGGCCATCCCCATGATCGACTCGGCCGACGTGGTGGTGAGCTTCGACAACGCCATGGGCATCCTGTCGTTCACGACCAACGCGATTCTGCGCAACACGGGGCAGTCCGTGCAGGTCATCAATCGCGTCCCCACGCGCGGCGTTCAGCTATGATCGGAGCCCACCGCCATGCCTGACGTGCCGTCATTCCAAGATCTCTTCAACATCGGCCGCGACGAAATGTTGTCGCGCAACACGAATCTCACGCAAACCGTGGTTGAGACGGCCGGGACGGAGACGAACATTTTCAACGCCTCGAGCGCCGCCGTGGGCGACGAGGTGATCGGTCAGCTGGCGCGCGCACTGGCGGCGCTGTACCTGGACAGCGCCAACGGGCAAGACCTCGATCGGCTCGTGTTCGATCGGTACGGCCTAGTGCGCAAGCCCGCGGCGCCGGCTCTGGGGTCGGTGAATTTCAGCACGGCGACGGTGACCAGCGCGGCGTTCAGCATCCCGGGCGGCACCCTGCTCCAGACGCAGGGCGGGCAGCAGTTCATCACGATCACGGCGGCCACGTTTCCGTTCGGGTCGGTGGGGCCCGTCACGGTGGCGGTGCGCAGCACGCTGGCCGGGGCCAACCAGCAGGCGGCCATCGGCACGATCACGGCGATCGTGTCGGCCATCACGGGGGCCCCGGCGGGCATCACCGTGAACAACGTCGTGGCCACGTCGGGCGCGGCCGATGTGGAGACAGACGACAGCCTGCGCGCGCGGGCGCGATCGTTCTTCACCACGGCGCGGCGGGGCACCATCGGCGCGATCCAGGCCGCGGCGCTGGCCGTGCCCGGCGTGGTGACGGCCACGGCGTTCGAGGTGCTGGACGCGTTCGGGCGCCCGGCCAAGGCCGTGAACCTCGTCGTGGCCGACCAGTTCACCGCGTCGCTCGTGAACATCACGCCCCAGCCCCCGACGTACCAGACGCAGAGCCAGACCCTGGCGACGCAGGTGTTCCAGGGCCTAGCGGACGCGCGCGCCGCGGGCATCTTCGTCGACGTGCAGGTGGGCCAGGTGGTGCTCCAGGGGGTGCAGCTGGCACTGCGCTTCGCCGCCGGGGTCGACATCGGGTCGGTCACGCTCCAGGCGTGCGCGGCCGTGGTCGGGTACGTGAACGGGTTGGCTCCGGGTGCGGCCATGACGATCGCGGGCATCATCGGAATCCTGCGCGCGGTGCCCGGACTCATCGTCACGGGCAACGAGGTGGTGAGTCCACCGGGCGACGTGATCGCCGAGCCGCTCCAGGTGCTGCGCACGTCGCTCGCGCTCACCCTGGCCGTGGCGCAGCTGCCCACGCAGCAGCTCCAGTCCACCAGCAACCCCGACGCCGCCGGGAACGGGCCGATCTGACATGGCCGGGCCCACCATCACCGGGGTCACCCCGACGACCGGCACGCCGCTCGCCATCGGCACGCCGGTGGCGTTCGCCGTGACGAGCACGCCCAGCCTGCTGCGGGTGATCGTGTCCGTCACGTACCCGGGGCTGGGCATCACCGAAGTGATGTACGACGGCGCGGCGTTCACTCCGGCGTACGCCAACGCCAGCTCGATCGCGACGGTAGCGGGCGGCTTCGTGTACAGCCTGCTGCGGGTGCCCGTGTGGCCCGACGCCCCCACCGTGCACGTGTTCGCCGTGGACACGTCGGGCGATCCGCTTGTGGCCGTCATGGCATGGCCCCTG